AAATAAATTTATATGAGAAAGGAAAAATAGATGACAATTAAAATAAAAATACTAAATTATACAATTAAGATATCTAAAAACAGGGATAAGTATAATAAAAAAGTAAAAAGAAATGGTTTGGTGGCACCAGCTGCACCGCCAGGATATATACATAGGTGGATAAGAGCAGAAACTATGACTTTTTCAAAAAAGTCAAGAAGTGGATTTTCACTTGTTAAACCCCCAAAAACACAGAAAAATTTGTACCCTACGGTGGATGAAGGTAAGTTTAAGGGATACATAGGTGTAGGAGGTTTACTTCTAGCTAAAATAAACATGAAAAGATTGGGGATAAGATGACAATTGATTTTGAAAAAGATCAAACAGAAGTTCTAGATAGAACTGAAAATATAAAATCTTTAGCTAGTCAAGTTAAGAATTTAAAAGAACTAGAAGATGAACTCAAAGCAGATGAAGAATCTTTAAAGAATAAGAAAAAAGAAATAGAACGAATTTCAGGAGAAGTTATTCCCACAATGTTATCAGAAATGGGATTATCTTCTCTCAAACTTGCAGATGGATCTGCAGTTGATGTGAAACCGTATTATACGGCGAATATCTCTATTGCTAATAGAGAAGCGGCGTATAGTTGGCTTCGTTCCAATGGCCTAGGTGATATTATTAAAAATGATATTACCGTTTCCTTTGGACGGAATGAAGATAACAAGGCGGCAGAATATGCTAACCTTGCGAGAGGTCAAGGGTTCGAACCGACACAAAAGTTGAAGGTCGAACCCATGACTCTCAAAGCGCTAGTCCGTGAGCGTATTGAGGCAGGTAAAAACATGCCAATGGATACATTTAACGTGTTCGTAGGAAACCGAACCAAAATAACAAGGAAACAATAAACATGAACCAAGAAAAAGGAAACATGAACCAAGAAACAAGCATAGCGAAAAAAAATGCAGGGGCATTAGCTACAAATCTTTTTGAAGCTGATGCAAATGCTGGCTCTCAGAATATGACGCAGGAAGATCTTGCGTTACCTTTTCTGAAAGTCTTAAGTCAATTGTCTCCAGAAGTTAATAAACAAAACGCTAAGTTTATTAATGGCGCAGAACCTGGAATGATTGTAAACAGCGTAACCAAAGAACTTTATGATGGAAAAAAAGGTATAGATGTTATACCGGTCCATTATGAAAGACAATATGTCGAATGGCAAGACAGAGGGCAAACTGGAAATGCTCCTGTAGCAATCCATAAAGCAGATAGTGATATCTTGAGTACAACAACTCGAGATAAATCTTGGAAGGATAGATTACCTAATGGTAATTATCTGGAAAACACTGCGAATCACTTTGTGATTCTTTTGGGTAAAGCTCCATCAACAGCATTAATATCTATGAAGGCTACTCAATTAAAAGTTAGTCGTAAATGGAATTCAATGATGATGGGTCTTAAGCTACAAGGGAAAAACGGCTTATTTACTCCGCCAACATACAGCCACATTTATAATCTAAAGACTGTTCAAATGTCTAATGACAAAGGAACATGGTTTGGATGGGATGTATCTAAAGTTGGTCCGGTTTCAGATAAAGGTGTCTACGCAATTGCTAAAGGCTTTGCTGAAAAAAATAGCAAAGGTTTAGTAAAAGTTAAACACGGTGAAACGGCTGAAGATACCAAGCAGTCATCATTAGATTTATAAACTTTCTGACGAGAAAGTAAGGGCCAGCAGAGACCTAGCGGCGACGTTGGCCCTTAATAAAAAATATGATTGATGAAATTAATAATAAAGGTCCGGTTAATTATGAAGATTGGCTCAAATTAGGTAAGGTTATAATACCTTGCCTTAAAGGCACACCAATAGTTCCAAAATGGTCAGACCCAACTTTTAAAATTACGAAAGAGCAATGGCGAGATCGTCATCAACACTGCGAAATTGCATTAAGGTTAGATAATGTTATCGACTTCGATATTGATAATGAATATACAAAAAGATTTATAAAAAAATATGCTAAATCTTGTGATGCAATATCAGGCAGACCAACAAATCCTGGTAGTCATTATTGGTGGAAAGGCAAATTAACTCCAATAAAATTTATTCTTCCAAAGGAATTTAAAAAATATTATGAAAAATTTCCACATGGATGCACTCTCTGTGAAATTAGAAATACCAATAGCCAATACACCATAGTTCCTGAATCAAAACATAGCAAAGCAAACGAAAGTGTAAGATGGGAAAAATATATTGGTTTTAACGAATATCCAGGTAATCTAAATACTGATCTAAGAAAGATCGCTTTATCAACCGCATTGTGTATTCTTTATGCATCACAGGGTCGAAGAGACGACTACTGTACTGCAATAGCAGGCGTATTAATTAATCATACTAATTGGAGGGAAGAAGAAATTAATGAATTTGTTTATAATTTAGCTCTCGAATCTGATGACGATGAAGCGGAAAAAAGAAAATCAAAAGGTTCTAGTGGTAAAAAAGCAAATAGAAATCTCGGTATACCAAAACTTTCCGAGATAGTTGGATGTTCTACAAAAGCTATTGCAGAATTATTTGGATGGATTGGAATAGAGTATGCAGCACCTAAAGAAGTTGCACAAGAATCAATTGGAGATATTATTGAGTTTGGTCATGACAGGTATATAGTTAAGGTAAATGCGTATATTGATGGTCTTTTAGAGGAAAAAGAAATTAGAGTAGACGGACCAACACTTATGAATCAAAAAGCATTCTATGATGAAGTCATTAGACAAGCATCAGTTTGGATTCCTAAAATGAAACCTGGAGATTTTGAAGTTATTATGAGAAAGAAATATGAAAATAGAATTCAATCAAAAGACTACGACGAAGAAGCCAGTGAAGATCGTGTTTTTATAAAACATTTTTCTCAATACATAAAGAAGGAACAAGCCTTTACAGATAAAATCAACTTACTCGAGTATAAACGACCTCATTTTGATGTGACTAAAAAATCTCTGGAATTTGATCTAAATTCTTTTGAAGATTTTTTAGTGGAAAAAAGGATAAAGATGAAAAGAGTAGATCTTGTTCTGGATGTAAAAAAAATATTAAAAGCTAAAAAGAATCGTGGAAAAGTTAAAGGTAAGTCCTGTGTTTCTTGGAAAATAGAAAATTATGATTTAGAAAAAGAAAATCTTATAGTAGATGGTGAATATGAAGAAGTTAAAAAAACAGAAAGGATAACAGATGAAAGCTAGATTTGTAGTCGGACCTCCAGGGACAGGAAAAACATATAAATGGATAGTTAAGAGATATAAAAAACTTCTCAAGAAATATGGGCCAGAAGATATAATTTTACTTTCCCATACAAATGAAGCTGTTCGTCAACTTCTAGCTGCAGTAACGAAAATTAAAGATGTGGAAGGGAAAACGCTCAAAGAAAAAGGATATGACGAAGATTTTTTTGAACATCGTATATGTACCCTCCATCATTATTGTAAACATAAACTTATGCGTAGAGAAGTTTTTACAGCAGAAGAAGATACTGACGGTTTTGCTGCTTTATGTAGAGAAAATACAGGATTTAGAATGCCAAAAGAGAAAACTATTAAGAAACATCCTTTTTTTAAATTTGTGAAACATGCACGAGGTAATGGAAAAACTTTAAGAAAATACTGGAATAGTAGTACTACCGAAAGACAGGAATATCATCCGTACAACATCGATCAATTAGAAGACTTAAACGAGACTTATGAAAACTACAAAAGAAAAAATGGACTATATGATTTTGCAGACATGATTGATGAATATAACTTAATCTACTCTAATAAAGAAAATCCTAATTCTAAAGAATCGACCATTAAAGCTTTAATCATAGATGAAGCACAAGATTCCAACGTACCTCAAATGGTAGCTATTGGAAAAATGGCTAAAAATGTAAAAGATGAACACTTTTATTTAGTAGGAGATCCGGATCAAACTATTTTTGAGTTTGCTGGATCAGACGCCCACTTTTTTCATGAAGCTGCAAAAAACCCTTACGAAGAATTAAAAGAAGGGTTAAGATGTGGTGAAGCTATTAATAAATTTTGTAAAGAAATAATTGCACCAGTCTGGAGAGACTACGGATACAGTAGAGAATGGTCGCCAGCTAAATACGCTAAGTATCACGAGGAACGAAAATTAATACCAGAAGGTTGTAAAATAGGGGATATTATAAAAGGAAATAAATACGAACTAACAGATCTTAATCCCTCAAAAAACTTGAGTATTCTTCTAGATAAAATAAGAAACACAAAACAAACTTTTCTTTTTATTTATAGAGGTTATCCAAGTAACATTGATATCACCAACTTTTTAAAATTTCATGGTCTTGAATTTGCACATATAAAAAGCAAAGCTCATGTGTCAAAAAAAGAAATAGATTGTCATAAAGAGTGGCCTAAATTTATAAATGGAGAGCCTAAAAGTTTAGATCAAATAAAAACATTTTGGAAGTACTTAAGAGTGAAAGAAGCAATAGTATATAAAAAAGGAGGCTATAAATTTAAAGGATGGATTAAAAGAGACTACACCTATAATGAATTAGTAGAATTTAAACTTTTAAAACCTAATTTAGGCACAGCATTCGATCTACTTTTAAAAAAACAAAAAGATCATGACAATCGAATGATTTATATAAAAGACGTTATAAGAAAAGGGTTTAATCCAGAAAATAATATTAGAATTAAACATGGTAGTATTCATGATGTAAAAGGAACCACCTTTGATAATATAATTGGAGATCTAACATTATACAGAATAAAACCAGAAAATTTTTATGTCCAAAAAAGACTGAAATATACGATGTTTAGTAGAGGGATATTTGATTGCTGGGTTCTTAAATCACAAACAGGAAGAGAGCTGGGAAATTATGGTCCTGTTCCTGTTCGAAGACCGTGGTCAATAGACGAAGATCAATTCCACAGAAGATGGAGACCAGACTGGAATGAAATTGAAAACCCTGTAAATAATGACAGGAGAATATAAATGAGAAATATTACAGCGATAACGGTTATTTGTTTATACACTTTTGTATTCTGTTTAATTCTATTGGAGACTTCATGAGTGTATACAATAAACAAATTGGTGGAACTCATTATAAAAAAATGAAAATTCAGCCAAGTAAATTTGTAATTGAAAACAAATTGTTATTCCCTGAAGGAAGTGTTATTAAATATATTTGTAGACATCCATACAAAAGAGGAAAGGAAGATTTGGAAAAAGCTAAGCATTTTATAGATATGATAATTGAAAGAGACTACTCATAAATGAAAGACCCTCAATCAGAAGCTTTAATATCCGATCTTCTTTTTATCACAATGATATGCATAGTCATATATCATGTAATGAAAGTAGTTTATAATATATGATTATTGAAAGAGACTATAAGTAATGTGCTCGGCTCCAAAATTAAATGAACTTGATTTGGAAGGCATTGACACTGTTGCAGTTGACTTAGAAACCTATGACCCTGATTTAAAAGATAAAGGATCAGGAGCAATACGTGCTGCAACAGACCCCAAAATTGGTTGGGTATGTGGTATCGCAATAGCCACTGGCAAACAAAAACTTTATTTTCCTCTTGACCACAGGGAAGTTAAAAATATTCCTCGCAAAAAAGCGTGGAAGTATCTTAACGAAAAACTATTTCAAAACCCGAACATTAGAAAAGTATTTCATAACGCAATGTATGATGTGTGTTGGATTCGTGCAGAATCAGGGCTCATGCCTCAAGGACCATTGCTCGATACAATGGTTGCTGCTTCAGTTATTGATGAGAATAAAATGAACTATTCTTTAGATTCCTTAAGTAAAGAGTATTTAAAAGAATCTAAAAAAGGATATGATTTAAGAGAAAAAGTTCTAGATTGGTCTAACGGGACTATTAAAGATCCAATGACTAATATGCCCAATCTACCTTATGAATCAGTAAAAGAGTATGCAGAACAGGACGTCAGTTTAACTCTGCGTTTATGGAAACACTTTGAAAAAGAAATAGATCAAAAAAAGAAGGTTGATAATGGAAAAGTAAAAACTTTAAGACCCATTTTTGAACTAGAAACAAGACTATTTCCTTGCTTAGTGGATATGAGATTTAAAGGAGTTCGAATAGATGTTGAAGCAGCTAAAAAGTTCGGAGAAAGATTAAAAAAGACAAAAAATAATATAATCGACCATATTAAAAAAAGAACAGGAATTAAAATTGAGATTTGGGCAGCGTCCTCTATTAAAAATCTTTTAGATAAATTAAAAATAAAAGATTATAAAATTACACCAAAATCAGAACTACCTCAATTACCCAAAGATTATTTAAAAACTCACAAAAATCATTTTATAAGACTTATTGCTAAAGCTCGAGAGTTCGACAAAGCAGAAAATACTTTTATTGTAGGTCTTTTAAAATTTGTCCATAACGGAAGAATTCATGCAGACATTAATCAGATAAGAGGAGAAAAAGGAGGAACCATCACTGGAAGATTCTCAATGTCCAATCCAAATTTACAACAGATTCCAGCTAAAGGATTTATTGGTAAAAATATGCGAGCACTATTTCTTCCTGAAGAAAGTCATTCATGGGGTTCTTTTGACTATTCGCAGCAAGAACCAAGAATCGTTGTTCATTATGCTGTGAAATTGAAAATGGCAGGTACAGAAGAAGTAGTTAAATCTTATAAAGATGATCCAAATGCAGATTTTCATAAAATCGTAGCAGACATGGCAAACATATCACGGACCACGGCCAAAACAATTAATTTAGGATTATTTTATGGTATGGGTAAAAATAGGTTAGCAAACCAACTTGACCTTGGTTATAAGAAAGCAAAAGAATTGTTTGATAATTATCACAAGAAAGTTCCTTTTGTAAAACAGCTTTCATCTAGTCTACAAGGATTTGCCAGCCGAAATAAGTTTATCTATACTTTAGAAGATAGATTTTGTCACTTTGAAAAATGGGAACCAATAAACAAAGAGTGGAAATTTAAAGAGAAAAGATTTGTATTTAAAGAACTAGAAACAAGAATAAAGAAAACAATAAACAAAGAAGGAAAAGAAATAGAAGAAAAAATAGAAGAAGAAATAGACGTCCAAGTCCCATTACTACCTTCTAAAGAAAAAGCTGAAGAGCATTACCACACTCAACGAGCTAAAAGAGGATATCCTCCTGATCCAAAAAGTGAATATTTTGAGAATAATTATCAACCTGCTTTTATCTACAAAGCTTTAAATAAATTAGTTCAAGGAAGTGCTGCAGACATGACTAAAAAAGCAATGGTTAATCTTTATGAAAAAGGAATACTTCCTCATATCCAAATTCACGATGAACTATGTATATCAATAAAAAATGAAGAAGAAAAAAACGTTATTAAAACAATTATGGAGGAAGCAATTAAACTTGAAATTCCCAACAAAGTTAACTATAAAAAAGGTCCCAATTGGGGTAACATAAAATAGGAGAAAATTATGGAAAAAGTAAAACAAGTTTGGGCATTAGCAAAAGCTAATCCAAAAATATCTACCGCTATTGTGGTAGTAGTAATTGCCATTTATTTTTTAGTGAACTAGGAATTTTATGAGAGATGGCTTACCTAAATGCAAACATTCCTGTGACTTACGCACAGATCAGGAGAGAATATCTCTATGACCTTAAAGCCCACCATGGAGAG